GGGGTATGTAGACTCCAGTGCGTGCACTGAAATCGTTTAACGCATTTGCGAAGGCATAAAAGTCTTGAGCGCATGCAAGCCGCTTGGGGTAAACCCCACGGACATTCCTACCTAGAAAGTAGTCGTGTCCACAAGACTCTCGGAACGGTCCTTCAAAGAAGGACTTTGTGCGATTTACCTTAAAACCAAGTAGCTCCAAGAGCCGTAACGTTCTGAAGCGGGCCTTAGTGTCGATAATAATATCGTCACCAAAAACCGCCGCATCGCGATCACGGAAGGAGCATCGGAGGCTCAAAGTGGAATAAACCGCATTAACAGCACAAGCAAAGATGGCAGTTTGTAGAGGGAATGTAAAACCGTTCCCCATACTCGACACCATCCCTAACTCGTAGCTACAACCCGCGTGGTCCGTTGAGGGAGACCTCAACAGATTTAGCATGCTCATCGTATGCTTATCAAGCATAGAACTGAGCATTTTAAGGCTGATAGTGTCTGAGGCCGATTCTAAGTCTATAGTAGACAGAGAACCGGTTAAAGACCCTAGTTTCGCCATCTCACGATTCACATCAGGCTGAGTCTCAAGGTGAATTCCAAACCTTGATTTTAAGCGAGATGTGATTAGAGCGCCGGCACCAAGCTGATAAAACATATTCAGCGAAGGCTCCGTGCATATACTCCGTGAGATACTGTCGTTCTTCGGAACGAAGCTAAGTCTGCTACCCTTAACACGCCTAACTGGACCGTAATGCATAGCACGAATCGATTCGGCTATAGCCCATTCTGTCCAGCGGTAGACGTTGTGCTCGTAATGTTTTGCGAGCACGGATGACGTCGCCGTAAGCCCAGAGGAGAACATCTTAGAATAGAAGTCCCCACCGGTAGCTCCAATGCTAGCACCCGGACCAACTCTTCCGACAAGGAAGATCGAGTCGAGGGAATCAAGCACGGGATCTAGGCCCCCATTAGGATTAAAGAAGTCCCAGAGGTACTGTTTAAAGGTACCCAAAAGAACTTCATCTAATGAAGTGTTACTTCGGTCTTCCCAGTTCTTACATGCATCATTGCACGATAAGAACTTTTGGAGAGCAGCTTCATCTTGAGCCATGCAATCATCAGGAAGTAACTTCTTGGTGACTGACTTGCACAAGGAATGAAGAGCATAGTCCAAAAAGGTCGATTGGCACCCAGGGGAGTGGTTCCGATAGAAATCGAAACTCTCGCGTTGGTATGCTAGGACATCAAGCTCAAGAGCGGATAAAAGAGCGATAGATCTATGTGTCATATTGCTTTCTCCGAGAAACAGTCCTTCGAGTGACTACTCTACACTTGCCGGTTCGCGTATCGCATTCATCATTATCTCACACGTGGCTTTCACCACGGGATGAGAATAAATCAGTGATACGAATACTACTAGGACAAGGAGTAGAAGCTTTGAGCCCTGGCCTCTCATTAGAGGATACCAGAGACCAAAGTGTCACCCAGGCCCGCACTCTGTTGAGTGAGGGCACCTATTAGCAGTGACATAGCCGCACGGATATTGGCGCTATCAAAAGCGTCGGATCCGGCGGGCACATCAATGTAGCAACGAATCAGGGCCACTTCTGGCGCCTGGTTGGCTGCAAAGTTCACGCCCTTGCGGACGATCACACTGTAGGTATTTTTCGGGACTGTCCCAAACCGGCCCGTCGTAGGATTCGCTGACTGTAGAGCTTTTGGCTGCACAGGGCGAGTAACTGCAACGGTGAACGGATCGGATACAGCATGAGCACGGACACCAGTCTGCGTACCGCCAAGTGCGGTCACCGCATGCTGCTTACCGTTGACACCTCCAGGGAAAATATCGGTCGCCACTGTATAAGTGGGCGCCGTAAAACCCGTTTGTGCCGCACCCGTTACGGGTGTAGTTAAGGCATAAGCCATGACAAGAACTCCATTTAGAAAGGGGTCATAGATCTGCTTTGAGCAAAAAGTGCACCAA